CAGGTAACTGTTGGTGTACTAGGCATGACCTAGTACAAGTCCTTTAAAGGGCTCCCAGAGCGGAACACCAATTTTGGTGCCCTTGTATGGCCCAAGACCATACACGGAACCCGGCTCAGGGATGGCGGTGTCAACCACACGCCAATTCCTTTTCAGGAGTAAGGCTGGGATAGTCTTCCGAAGAGTCCCAGGTAGTGGAGAACTATCTCCCACCCTCTTGTAAAAGCGGGAAACTACCTGGGCCATCGACGGAACCCTTTCCTTCGCCTGCCCGGTGCGGAACCAGAATTCTCCCTGGATTCCCTGGAGCTGATTTGACGGAACAAAGTCCTTGGCCATTAGGTCAAGGACTGTGCCCTCATACTGTCGTCCCTGAAGGATGACAGTCGTCACAGGTCCAGCCATAATCTCTCGAGTTAGCCCAAGTGGTGACAGCAAGCCCCTACGGGCTAGCGGTCCCCACGTGGTATCCTCTTGAGTACGGACACCTTTACGGTAGACATCGTCCACTTGATCCCAAAACCTATTCAACTTCTTTGAATAGAGTCCAGTTGGTGTTGAGACCGAACGAGCTACCGCGAGATGGGCTCCTGAAACAATCTTACCTATTGGTAAGGTGTTCAGGTATGTGAGCCATTTATAGGTCCACAGACCGGGAACAACTCCTAATGGAGCCCCGAGCCCACCCCACTCCAGAGGAGCCCCTACTGGAAAACCGGCATCCCTTACGGCATGCCAGTAATAGTAGAATGGGCTCTTCGTGGCTAGAATGGACTTCCCCCAGTTCGAACCGAACTGAGACCTATGGTCTAATGCAGCTTGCATTTGGGTAGTCCAGTCTACCTCACCTTTACTTCCTCCCGGAGGCGCTGTCCAAATGGATAGAGACTCAATGGGCAACGGGTGCCCGTTTACATAGGGCACTTCCGTAAAGATGCCCCTCGTGGGGTGGAAATATGACTTAGGGACTGAGAGGCGTCCACCGCATCTCACGAACCAACGGTCATATGCCTCACGAAGTTTGGCATGGAAGTTCGGGGCCAGCATGTCATCACCGCAACCCTTAAAGGGCTCGTTGGAACATGCTGCTAGGCGTTTGTCTTTCTTAGGCACGCGTAGATACCCTACCTCCTTAACCGCCATCTTTAGTGCAAATGCACTATGGAGGGCTAACACAGGCCAACTCGTCGGATCGCCCATCATCTGGCCGGTCGTCGTTCGAACCTGTGGTAAGGAGTCAAATTGGTCAAGGAACTGATCAAATGCTTGAATCACTCCTTGGTGCCAATTTGGAAATTTTGCGGTAAACGGGACGTCACGTAAAGTGTCATCCCGTTCACGTCCTGCCGTAACGTCTATCAAACTTATTGGCACACCATTGTCCTTCAAGGGGAGGACAAGTTCTGCAATAGCATGTGCCGAGCAAGTGAGAAGACGTTTAGGCCCGAATAATTGATTAAATCGGTGCCTATACCGCAAAAGATAAGGATACTGGAGAGCCAGTTCTTCATAGAACGTTTGCGTCAGCCACTGCGGATGATAATCCGTAGCGGCTGTAGCATCTTGGCTATACCAGTCTCCTTGGTACCTAGAAAGATCGAGGGTCATATGACCCCCGAAACTTTCGGAAAGCCGAGGATCACGTTTACAAACATGATCTGCGGCTCGACGCAGTACCTGCTGAACCAGATTACTTGCTGTTAAACAACAAGTAGGATATCTGGTCTTAAGACCTCTCTCCTCAGCTTGGAGAGGGAGGATCGGAAGTACTTGGCATTTGTCAAGCACATAATCCGTTCCTACCTCCAGATACTTCTGGAAGGCTTTTGATGCTCCTTCGAGGACAGACCCTGCAGTGGAATAGCGCGACATAACTGTCCGCCATGCCCCTCCTGCCTCCTCCAATTGGTGGAGGCTAGGATCCGACAGGGCTGCTCCGAGCAGCACAAGATCACCGACAGCCCGTTCGTGGCCGCCATTCCGCCTTGGATATCCAAGAGCAGCATGGGAAGAGGGCACAGTGTACCACTGTGGTTCCTCAGCGGGTCCGTAGGCAGCTATATAGTCCCTACAGAAACCCCGCCACTCCGGCACCTCAGGGGCTGGCTCTGAGGTTAACCGATCGGTGAGGCCTCTCAGGCCAACCCCCCCATCCTCAGGGGCAGGGGGGAGAGCTCGAGAGACATAGCTCCACGACAAGGCCAAGTACTTCATGTCAATATGACACACTAATGGTAGTGTGGGCTTACTAGCCCCGAAGTACCAGGCCCTTGCCTGTGCAGCTGATTGCTTAACCTCTTGCGCGGCTTTCAAGGGAAAGCCGACCAATCGGCCCTTCCAGCGGCGTAAAGCCCTGGACTGCGCAGAGGTAAGCGTTGCTTTCCTATGAGCCCGGAGGTGGTGTTTCCTAACCTTTTGGTAACCGAAACACACTGCATCCCACGATGCTCTAAGAAAGCGTAGGATCCTCAGGTTCCTAAAGAACCTCCGAGAATCCATTTTGGAAGCCCGGCTAGCAAACCTAAGCAGCGTTTCTGCATAGGTAGCATAGTAGCTTCCTAATCTCGTCTCCGACCCAGCCGGAGGGGGGGTGAACCCGAGGACCTGACGTCCCCGAGGTAGTACCTCCTCACCTGTAAAATTGAAAGTGCTTGCATTAGCAAGTACCTCAACAGGGATTCGGAACAGGGGCAACACCCGGCCTAACCCGACATGGCTTCTATAGAAACCATGCTCGGGCATCCGATAGCCATTAGGCAACCGGAAACGGTCAGGCATTTCCCTTCCTACTAACCACCTCCCGTCGACTACGTCGGGCGGTTTGGGTCCCATATGGGGGCCCGGGGGACTCTTTTCAGAGTCCAGGCGCCGAAGCGCCATAACCCAATCTTCAAAAAGGTTGGTT